ATATTGTATGGGTAGCCAAGCCATACCGTCATATACTTCTAGCGTACTAATAGTACCATTATAACGAACATCGCCTGCGCTATGGTTAGACATATTAATATAAGGCCAAGACCCAGTGGTGTAAGAGCCTCCTGACACAACTAGCCCCTTACCACCTGATATGTTTTTAATCATTTTGACTGTGCGGGAAGTAGATAAGTGTAATCAGCGATACCGCTATCAACAGTAATTTGTGCTACACCCTGATCAGAAAATTTAACTACTTTGTCACCGGGTAAATCCATGATAGAAATAAATTGCTTGACTGGCCACATCCAAGCACGGCTAAGTGTACCTGTTACAGTTGGCTGAAATACAAAGTTACCTGAGTGAGTTGATGGGTCACCAAAGAAAATCCTAAGATCGCCCTTGTCTGTTTTTACAGTAAAGTTCTGTTCTTCACTGTTAGCAGTAGCTTGCTTTTTTAGTCGCATAATGCCTGCGATTGTAGGTTCAAATTCTACATTCCAAGCAGCACCTTTAAAGCCCACACTCTTTACTTTTTCTTCAATGATAGTTTTAGCCATTAAACGATAATCGTTAATGAAGTCGCCCACCTTAGTTTCAAAGTGAATAGTTGATGGGATATCTACGCCATCTCGCTGAGTTCTAATCACTGTGATTTTAGCGTGTTCATCATAGTCATCGAACCCAAGAATCGTTTTTAGCTTACCTAAATTTGGCATACCAAAAACACCCTCAAACTCGGGCATAGCGGTTTTAAACTTACCTGTTACGATAACGCTTTTATCTTCTGCTACAGCAGCTACTTGAGTTTCTGCGTCAGTACCACTTACTTTAATCAGGTCTACATTTCCTAGACCATGCATATGTTGAATAATATCTTGTAAATAATCTTTCATTTGTTGTCCTTTGTTTAATATATTTAGGTAGTTGTAACTTGTATTATAGTGGAGTTTATTGTGTATGTCAATATAAATTTAAATCTTAATTTACCCATAGCATAAATATCAGTATGTTTAAAAGAATTTTATGTATTGGATGTAGCATTACATATGGGGAGGAATTGCGATCTCCATCAGAATCTTCGTGGCCGTCATTGTTAGGACAGCTTAATGGATGGGAAGTAACCAATGCCGGAAAGTATAGAAGTAGCAATGATAGAATCATTAGAGTTGCATTTGAAGAATTGGATAATAAATATGATTTAATCATCATAGCATGGTCACAGACTTCTAGGTTTGAAATTATGCAAGAATCCAAATACCGAGATGTTAGTTTGAATTGTCCTATAGCAAGAAACTTTAAATGGGCCGAAGAATATTACAAATACTATTATGATGCTATTGATAGCTATCGTAAATGGCTACAACAAGTAATTTTACTTCAAAATTATATGGAAAAAATAAATCAACCATATATTTTTTGTAATGCTTTTTCGGATATGTCAAATTTTCCTAAAACTCCGATCATTGATAAATTGGTATCAAAAGTAGATAGTAAATATTATTTGGGGTGGATGACTGATTCTATACTTGATTGGACTAAATCCGCCCCTCGAGGTCCTGGAATGCATCCACTAGAAGAAGGGCATATTATCATAGCTGATAAAATCAATAAGTTTATACATAAAGTTTACCTTAACTAATACTGAATAAATCATCGAATGTACTATTGGTATCTGTGCTATACCCAATGTCCCAACCTAGCACTCCTAATAAATTCTCAATCTTTTCATCTACTAGTGTTTTTTCCATTTTAGCGTCATCAAAAGGTAATTCAACGAACCACTGCGGAAGTCTAAGTTCATCAACTGGGTAAGCAATTGAAGTAAATCCTAATGGATTTGATTTAAGCTTACAAACAACAACCTTCATTCCATCAATAATTTTCATAGAATAGTTGTCACTGTTCATTCTACGCAAATAATTGTAATTTAATGCTGCACGAACATGCCCAGGCATATTGGCACGACCAGTTTTACTTTGCGCTTCTAACTCACCATAGCTAGTTAGTTTGTTTACACCTTTAGGTGAACCTTTAGTCCAAGCGTCTTGTTGAGATAAGATTCGTTTGAATTCTTTTACTTTTTCAATAACTTCATCACGGCCTTTACCTTCTTGGATTACCATACTAAGCACATTTGTTAAAAACTCTTGAACATACTTGGGAGTATCTGCTCGTTTTAAGTCAAGTCCCATAGCTTTAATATCCCCTGCACTACCATCTTTATCCTTACGCTTACCCTCTTTATCAAAGATATTGATAGCATAGCGTTTTTTAACGATAAAGATTGCACGATCACCAATCAGTTCTCTACCAGCTTTGATGATTTCCCCATTCTTTCTAGGGGTGTGAAAAGCACGCTCCATGAATGAAGGGAATGAATCATTAGTTTGGTCAGCGATACCATCATACAATCCAATACAAAGTTCTTTACTCCACTCAACTTCTCCTGCTGCTATCTGAGGTTGTAGTGTAGGATGTGCAGTAAAATAACAACTATCTGTGTCACCATAAACGATTGCGGGGCCTTCATGATTATATTCGCCCTGAACGATTTCGTTTATTTGACTCATCATATGTTTAACAATTTGCCTACCACACAGCGTAACGCTTTGTCCGATTCGCTTATCATAGAATCTACAATGTGCGTTTAGTAGAGCACCGTATGCACTATTAAGCAAAATCTTACGAACTAGTTGTCGCTTATCCCAATACTCACGATCTTCTTGAGTAGTAGATTCTTTCAGCTTTTTTTGCATAGTTTTTCTATCACTATACCAACGGGAGAGTAGACCTGGAATGATACCTTCTCGTTCATAAGTAAAGATAGTACCATTTGCACTTAGCATCCAGGGCTTGTGACTATCAAAGATAAGTTTCCAAATCTCTGCTGCACTCATCTCTACACTGCGACCATCTTCATAGTCAAGTGTAAGTATAGTGCCACGTTCTTGGTTCATGATTGCTGTATACTCTAATGCACCAAACAGTCCCTCCCACAAGATAGCACCGGTAACATCATCGTCACCATCTTGATAACGCTTCTTTTCCATAGCAAGGCGTAAGCCTTTTTCTTTCATGTACTGGTCGGTAAGTGTTTGTCTAACTTGCCCAACAATCGTTTCTGGGGCCATGTTAAGAGCACGGATAGCTGACGGGTAGAGTGAGTTGATGTCAACTGCCCCGACCCATTCGTGTATGCCCCTTTTGGGCGTAGCAACATAGGCACCTGCCGCTTTTTGTTCATCGTCTGCATTTGAGTCCTTTCGTTTTTTGTCTGGTACTACTAAACCACGTTCGTGGGCTTCATTCATAATTGCCATTTCAATCATCGCAACTGAACCCATTACTGATGGTAACAGCACTGTGTTTTCATGCGCTAGTTGATTTGCCAATTCCAAGAATTTAAGTTTGTTGTGAATCTTAACCAACAACATAGTATCTTGTCTATTGTATTCAATGAACTTTTTAAAGTCTTTGTTATACAATTGATCAAGCGTACCTTCATATTGAGTTTTATTCTCCCCAACTTCCATCTCGCCAATAGCATCTAGTTTATAGCTATGCCTAGATTCATAGTTATACTTTTTGTATAACTGTAAATAGTCCATATGAATACGACCAACCAAGTCATAAGTTTGTTCTTCTTTGCCAAACCTTTCATATGTGCGGGGTTTAGGAAATTGTCCTAGCAGACAAAATTTTCTAGTATCATCTTTACTCATTACGCGAGTAACACGATTTACCATGTAAGGTATATCGTATCCCTCTGAGTTCCAACCCGTCATAACATCAGCATCTTCAATCAATTGAAAGAAGGTATCAAACATTTCTTTTTCAGAATTACAAAGAAAGCAATTAGGAAACTCTCTAACTATTTCCCAAGCAGTTTCTGGTGTCATGTGCTTGGGAGCAATGACTAGTGTAACACATTGGTCAAGCCAATCCAAATAACAACTAATAGCAGTTACTGGATTAAAAGGGTCTGTAGTGGGAGAGAATCCCTTGTCAGGATCGAAATCAACCTCAATGTCGAAGAAACATGTATGCAGCTTTGGGGCATCGACACCAAGATAGTTTTCACTTAGACAACGAAAAACTACAGGAATATCACTTTCAAATAATTTCTTATTTGAGTGAATTCGCTTTTCCTTTTCAAACTCTTGTCGCTTTCTAGTAGAGAATCTACTAACTGGGTCATTATATAAACTGCGATACTTGCCCTTAGCATCGCTGTAATAAAAAGTATAGTTAGTGGGATACTCTTTGTATTGACGCTTCCCATTGTTGTCGCGCTCTACGACAAAAATACGGTCATTGTCTTTACTGTGAATCGCATCTACATACGACATTAGAGTGTTTTGCCTACAGTTTCAAGTACTTGATTTAGTTCTTCGTGGTCTTTGTTAGTTTGTGTTAGGCTTGCCTTGTGTGCAATACGAATAGCTTTCTTGAGAGTAGAGGGCTTTACTTCAAGTTCTTCTGCAATAGCTTTAATAGTATCAGTTAGCCCGCCCTGTAGCGTATCAATCTCATGCAACACGGACATGCCTTCATTTACCAATTGAACCAATTTCAATTTTTGTTCTGCGCTAAAAACTCTGTTAGTCATGATTTTCCTTTATTAAAATAGTTATTATATCTTTATTACTTTGCAAAGTCAACATCTGCTTGCTTACGTTCTACAATCTTTTTTACCATTGTGTGTAAGCCAGGATTTACCTTAAGTGCGTGTGGCATTAGTTCTTTTCTAATGTAATTTCTGGTGTAACTGGTATCATCGTTACTTAAGTCTTGACACCATGTAATATTTTTACGTTCACACCACTCTACGAATTCACTTTTGCGTGTGGTTAAGAATGGGCGAACAACATTGTTTCTTGTAGAGGGAATAACTTTTGGAGTACCTGTGATTGCTGAGTGTAGATAAGTTTCTACACAATCATCTAAATGATGCCCTGTGATAATGGGCCCCAACCTATATAAGCTTGATAAAAAGTTGTAACGCTCATTTCTCCAAAACTCTTCCCAGCTTAACTTTGGATCTTTTTCTTTGTTGAGCATACCAATGATTAAGGGTAAGCCACGCTGGGTACAGAATTTACCCACAAATTCAACGGCTCGCTCGCTATTTTCAGTACCATGATGGTAGAAAGCGCAAGTAACCTCATGCTTTCTGCTTAGAAAGTCTGTAATGGCTACACTATCGACACCACCACTTAGTGCTACCGTGACTTGTTTGGGCAAGGGGAATAGAAGTTTTAACATTTTAGGTAAAAAGACATAGCTTATAATAAGCTATTATAACACAATTCTATATATGGATCAACTGTTTAGGTAACCAAATTATTGAAAAATATGATGATTCTGCTCACCATATATCTTAATATATTTTCCAGCCATCATGTCCGCCATGGCTTCAATTGGACTACCTGGATAGCTATCGCCTGGTTTAATCATACCCAGTTCGCCCTGTCTAACATGAACCAATTCGTGGAAAACTGTTCTTAGCATATCTACTAAATTTCTATTATTAGCATATACCCAAATACTACCACTACCTTCTACATGCCCGCCAGTGTGATGATTAGTTTGAGCTTCTTCAGTATCCATGCTTAACTCAATCTCGGGCATTGACTTTATATGTAATTTCTTACCTGCCCATTGTGCGAATTTATCTACTTCTTGTTGAATGTCTAACTCATCACTCTGAGTTTCATCCAACTTACCGTTAATCCATTGATCAGGTGTCTTACGATATACTTTTTTAAATAAATCATTTAGTGCTTTATGGCTAAGGTTATGTTTGCTAGCAACAGCGCGGGTTAGTTGGTCTATAGTATCATAGTCATGCTTACGCAATGAGGGTAGCCTTTTAGCTAACTCAAGTGCAGGGCTCTCTATAATAAATTCTGTGTATCGCATTTAGTATTTATTCTTCTTTAGCAGTATTACCGCATTTCTTGCGTTTGGCTTCAGTCAAATAACCAAAATCTGTCTGCCACTCCAAGCTTGGTAACAGTTCATTAGCATTACTTGGTAAGTCAAATTTAATACCTGCTTCTCGTTCAATTATTTCAACAGATGTTCTAAATTTAATTAAATTTGTACCTAAGTTACCGTATGGTGCATCATGTGGGAAGGCCCAAGCAGCAACTTCGCCAGTATGATTATTGATTACTATTTTATAGTATACACGGGGAACTATAACTCCACTGCCTATTTTTTTATCTTTTTTCTTATACACACTGCCTGAATAAATTGTAAATGATTGATTGGTGTTTAATACCCAACTTCTTACACTTGTTTCTAATAATTTCCAAATACCACGGTTTAAGCTTGGGGCTTGTGGGGTCATGTTAGTCATTAAAAATGATTCGTATTCTACTTGCTTACTGTAGCTCATATCACCATCGGGAGCTAAATGCCCCTTATCATATCCTGTACCAGCATAATCTTGCGGAGTTGGACTATTAGCGATACTTTGATCACTATCAAATCCATTACTACGAACTACACATCCTAATACGTTTTCTGGACGTAGTGTATATGTGACTACTTTGGGTATCTTTGCCGCAGGATCATAAAGAGATAAGTATCCCTCTCTGCATATAAATTTAACTGGAGTAGAACTTTCAGGCAGTCCATA